AGGAAGAAAAGAACAGTATAGTAGCAAAAAAGGTTCTGATATTTACAGCTTTAAATATGATGATGAATACATTTATAGTGCTTTTCTAGACCAGTACAATATTGATTTACAAGACATTGATTATCTGCATTGGTGGAAATTTAAAGCTATGTTTAAGTCCCTTAAGAGTGACAATAAAATTGTTGAGATTATGGGATATAGGAACATGGATTTAAATTCTATAAAGGATACGGATCAGAAAGCTTTTTATAAGAAGATGCAGGATATATATAAGCTTCCAGAAATAATTAATAAAGATGAACTAGAGAAACAAAAAGCACTTGAAGAAGCTTTATTAAACGGTGGAGATATAAGTTCTATATTGTAAATATGTTCTATCATTGATATAATATCCCTATAAAATTAAAAAGGGGTATTATAATGCAAAATAAAAATAAGAAAATAATGTTGTTTGTTATATTAGGGCTATTATTAATAGGTATAATTGATGTATCTATTACTGCTAATAGAACTGGCCATTATCCAGCTATAACTTTATGGGAAGACTTAACCTTAAATGAAAAGATTTCTTCTAAGTTAGATGGCCAAAAATTTGAAACTAGGGAAGAACAAAAAATTAGAGTTGAGAAAATAAAAGAACAGCAGATGGAAGATAAAAAGAAGAAGTTAGAGGAACAAAATAGTAAAACAGAAGAAAAAATAAAGCAAAGAATAACAAATGGGGAATTCACAGAAGAAGAATACTCAAGATTCTATATTTCTTTGCTGGATGAAAATAAAAATTTACAACCAGAAGAAATAATTGAACTTGATAGAAAGTTAGCAGAGGGAAAAATAAATATACATGATTATATAGATTAAAATAAAAGCACTTACTTATGTAGGTGCTTTTATTGTGCCATTTTTTAGAAAAGAAGGTGATAAACGAATGGCAGATGGCATAGTTATAATTGACACTCTTCTAGATAGTACAGGTTTTGAAAATGGAGTTGGAAAACTTAAAGGTCTAGCAAGTAAAGGCGCAGGATTAGCAACAAAAGGAATTGCTGCAATAGGAACAGCATTAACTGGACTTGGTGCATATGCTGTTAAAGTTGGTTCTGACTTTGAAGAAGGTATGTCAAAGGTTCAGGCTATTTCGGGGGCGACCTCAGAAGAAATGCAGGCATTAAGTGCTAAAGCTAAAGAAATGGGTGCTAGTACAAAATTTAGTGCAACAGAATCTGCAGAGGCATTGCAATATATGGCTATGGCTGGATGGAAATCAGAACAAATGATAAACGGATTACCAGGTATTATGAACCTTGCAGCAGCCTCAGGAGAAGACTTGGCATTAACTTCAGATATTGTTACAGATGCATTAACAGCATTTGGTATGAAGGCTGAAGAAAGTTCTCATTTTGCTGATATTCTTGCAGCTGCATCAAGTAACTCAAATACAAATGTTGCTATGTTAGGAGAATCTTTTAAATATGTAGCACCAGTATGTGGAGCATTAGGATATAGTGCAGAGGATACTTCTATTGCATTAGGTTTGATGGCTAACTCTGGTATTAAAGCAAGTCAAGCGGGTACAACATTAAAAACTGCATTAACCAATATGGCTAAGCCTACAAAGAAAATGAAAGCTGCTATGGATGAATATCATATAAGCCTTCAAAATAGTGACGGATCAATGAAGTCTCTTAAAGAAGTTATGGACATGTTGCGTACAAATATTGGTGGTCTAGACTTGGAAATGACTAAGGCTGACGGAACATTAAAGAGTTATGATGAGATAATGCAAGAAATAGAATCTAGTACAAATGATACAGCAGTTGCTCAAAAAGTTGCGACAGCAGCTACTATATTTGGTAAAGAATCTATGTCTGGTATGTTAGCGATAATAAACGCTAGTGAATCAGATTACCAAAAGTTGACTGATGCTATTTATAATTGTGATGGAGCAGCAGTTAGAATGGCTGCTACAATGCAAGATAACTTAAAAGGTCAGGTTACTTTGCTGAAAAGTGCATTAGAAGGGCTAGGGATTGAAATTTACGAATCTGTTGATAATCCTATGAAAGATGTAGTTAAAACAGCTAATTTAATGGTAGCTGATTTAATGGATGCTTTTAAAACTAACGGGTTCGAAGGATTAACACAACAATTAGGAACTGTATTTTCTGAAATAGTTAAAGGAATTGCAGACTATACTCCTAAGATTATAAATGCAAGTGTAAATGTTATTAAAGCGTTTATGAAAGGTATAAAAGATAATAAGAGGTCCATATCTGCAAGTGCAGTTGATATATTAGAGAGTTTAAGTTCAGGAATATTAGACATATTACCAGATATTGTAGATGTTGGTGCAGATTTGATTGTAAGTTTAATTGATGGCCTTAGTGATAAAACTCCAGAATTAATTCCAGTAATGACAGATGCAGTTATAAAAATAGCAGAATCTATATTAGATAATGGGGAATTATTTATAGAAGCTGGAGGAAAATTAATATCAAATGTAGCAAAAGGATTATCTGATTCTATACCAGGTTTAGGAATAATCTTAGACCCTTTATCAGATGTGCTTCAATTAATAGGAAATAATGCAGACTTTGCAGTAACAGGAATACTTGCAATAGGCTCAGCTTTATTGACATTAAAAGCTATTAATACAGTACAAAGTTTAACTTCTAATTTTATAGCGTTGGGCAGTTCAATAGGATCAATAACAAGTTTAGGACCATTCATAGTAGCAGTTGCAGCAGTAGGTGCAGGAGTAGCTTTATTAACAGAAGAAGAAAGAGCATTAAATAATACTTTCAATGTTTCTGAAGAAAAAATGGGTATAGTTAAAAAGACTTTGCTTAGTTTAAATGGAGTGCAGACTAAAAGCAGAAAAGAACTTGAAGAAATGGGCGCTGTTTATGAAGAATTTGGAGAAAATATAGGAAATAATTTTAAAGATTCAGTTGAAAATGCTACAACATCTATACATGGATTTAGTGTAAAGATTAAGGAGATAAGCTTAGATGAAGTATTATCAGATTCAGAAACTAGTGACTTTAATTCAAGAGTTGAAGAATGTGTAAATAGTGCAATTAATACTGTTGATAGTAAAAAGTCTGAAATGCAGGAAACTATGAAAAATCTTTTTGCTTCTGATGGTGAGATTGATGAAAATGAGCAAGTGATAATTGATTTATGTACAAGAGAGTTTGAAGTTGAGGCAGAAGAAGTTAGGAAAAATCAAGATGCTATAAATCAGATATACAATCAAGCACGTACTGAAGGTAGAGCTTTAACAGATGATGAAATAGATGCCATTAAGCAATACTATGCCCAAATAAAGCAGATTGAGCTTGAAGCACAGGCTGAAAATAATGACGAATTAGAGTATTCAAAAATAGATTTTAATAATAGAGTTAAAAATCTTGATGCTGCCGGGGCCTCTGAATTATTAATTCAAAAGAAAAGTCAATTAGATGAACTTATTATTCAAAAAGAAAATGAATATGATCAGATTATAAGCAAAGCTCAAGAAGGTGCAGAAAATCTATCTGGAACTGAAAGAGAAGCAGCAGAAGAAAAAATAGAGCTTTTGAAACAAAAGAAAGAAGAGGCAATACAGAATTACACAGATGAATGGGATGAATATCAAAACATTGTGGAGAAAGAAGCACCAAGTATTGTAGGTGAATATAACAAATATTCCGGAGAATTATTATCAGCACAAGATAAAGTAACCCAACAAGGTTTAGAAAAAATGCAACAACACTATGAAGGGTTAGGACAAGTGTCAGAAGAAGGTTGGTATAGGATTCGTAATACTACAACAGATTCTATGGATGATGTTTACATGACTGTAAATGAAACAACTGGTGAGATAACAGGATGTTGGGATAGTACATCAGGTGAGGTTGCTGGTTATACTGAAGATATGAAAAATAGTGTTAAGAAACTTGGAGAAGAACATGAAGTAGAAAAATTAAGTATAACTACAAGCTTGGGTGAGATAGCTGGATCAAGTGTGAATGCAAGTGGACAAATGGTAAATGCAATGGGAAGTGTCATTTCTGAGCTGTATAATTTTCAAGAGACAAGTGATGGGACATATACTGCTATAGCAAACATTAATGGTAAACCAATTAAGATAGAAACAAATGCTGATGGTGTTATTTTAGGAATGCAACAAGTAGGCAATAGTATGGATGATGTAACTACAAAAGCAGATGGAACTTCTGAGGAAGTTAAAAACAAATTTATTGCAGCAGCAAATAAAATGCCAGAGGTTGGTGCAAATATAGTTGCTGGTATTGGAAATGGGATAGATAGCAATAAGGGTGGATTATTTAGTAAAATAGGAGCTATGTGCAGTGGTTTGTTACAAGCTGCCAAGGAGGCTTTAGATATACATTCACCATCTAGGGTGATGAGAGACCAGGTAGGAAAAAATATTGTTGCCGGTATTCAAGTTGGGATGGAAGAGCAATCTCCAAGTCTAGTAGATACAGCTAGAATTATATGTAATCAAATAAGTGGAGCTTTTGAAAATACATTAAGTAAAGATGTAGCTGAACAAGTTATTAATAGATTTAAGTCTGTTACAGGAGTATTAGGGAATCTTACAAATGAACTTAATACAGCACAAGAGCGTGTTAATTGGGCGAACGGTCTTACTCTTGATGATAATAAGTGGTACTACGATGCTAAAACACGTTTGGAAGATGTTAAGTATCAACTAGAAGAATTAAGTGATCAAATTAGTGACACAGAGGATAAAAATACAAAGAAAAGTTTACAAGAACAGCAGAAAGCTTTACAGAAGAAACAAAAGTTAATTCAGAAGGAATATGATTATTACAAAGAAGCAGCACAGAATGAAATTAACGAGAGAAAAGAAGCTACTAAGAAAGAATTAGAAATAGCTAAAGAAAAGTATTCTAAGTTAGAGGATTTATCAAAAGCGTTAACTACAGCTATTAAGAATCAGATTAATGAGCAGAAAAATGCAGCAATAAGTGCTATTGAAGCACAAGAAGATGCGGCTGAAAAAGCTTATAACAAACAAGTAGAAAAAATAGAAAGTACAACTAAGAAAAAAGTAGATTCTATACAATCTAAAATTGATGCACTTGAAGAGGAAGAAGAAGCTGAAAATAGATTGCAAGAAGTACAGGAAGCTAATAATAATATTGAAGTGCTTCAAGCAAAGATGAATAATACAGCTAGTGAAGCTGATAAAAAAGCTTATGCTATTAAAATAAAAAATGCTAAGGCAGCACTTGCAGAAAAAGAAAAAGAGTGGGACAGAGAAGATGAAAAGAAAAAGCTTCAAGAAAAAATTGATAATATAAATTCTAAGGCTGAAGCTCAAAAAGAAGCTTTGAAAGAAGAATATGAAGCCACTAAAGAGAAATTTGATGAACAGATTAAAGTAGCAGAGGAGTATTATGAAAAATTATTAGAAACAGATAGCATTAATGCTCAGGCAAGATATATGTTACTTACACGTGGTAATGATGAACTTGTACAACTATTACAATCTTACAATCCCTTATGGCAAGATGCAGGACAAAGTTTAGCTGATAGTCTTATTAATGGTCTTAATAGTAAAAAAGGGGATATGGCGAGTGCAGTTGCAGAAATGACTTCTATGAGAAATGGAATAACTATTGATGGATATGCTACTGGTACAGCTTCTAATAGAATTGCAGGAGCTTATACAGTCGATGAAAAAGGATTTGAATTATCTACTAATAATAATCCAGTTGCTTATGTAAGTAAAGGAGCAGGCATTATAAATCACATGCAATCCTTAAAGGCTGTAAAAAATGAAGTGTCATCACAGGTAGCAACACAGATGTCAGCACTTAAAAATATGGTCTTAGGACAACAACGGCAAATGTATCAATTAGCTGGTGCTATAGCAGGAACTACCAATACAAGCAGCACGGATAATAGTATAGGTACATTATTTCACGCAGATAAAGTTGAAGTCAGGAACCAAGATGATATAAAAAGTTTGGCAAGTGAATTAGGATTCCATGCACAAAGAAATAAAAGATGTTAAGGAGGGATATTATGAGACATTCATTAATTTGGAATGGTAAAGTTGCTGAACAGATGGGATTGAAAGTAATATCACTTCCACCTATTCAATTAAGTACTGAGAGAATAGATGAAAAAGAAGTTGAAGGAAGAGAGGGAACATTGACTTTTGTTAATGGGTATACTTCAGATGAAAAAACAGTTGAATGCGATTATAGAGGTAATAATCCTTTGAAAATTGCTGACTGGTTACAAGGAAGTGGAAAAGTTATCTTTGGAAATATGGAAGATAGATATTATAAGGCAAGAATTAATAATGTTGTTCCAATAAGCCAGGTGTTAGAAAACTATTTATATAATTTTCAAGTTAAATTCAAGTGTCAGCCTTTCGGATATTTGTTAGAGGGTGAGTATCCTATAGAAATAACTAAAAGCGGCACTGTTTTGTGTAATGTAAAATCTACATATAAAAGCTTGCCACTAATCACTGTATATGGAACTGGTGCAGGTGTTTTAATTGTTAATGGTATACATTATACTATAACAAATATAAATGGCCAGATAAGCTTAGATTGTGATATTCAAGAGGTATTAGATGATAAAGGTCAGTATTTCGAATCTGATGATTTTCCAGAACTTATAATAGGTGAAAATACTATTTCGTGGAGTGGAGGAATAACAAAAGCTGTTATTACTCCAAGATGGAGAACATTGTAAATTGCACTATAAATGTATTATATTTTGCATTTTTAAAATATTATAATTAATATATGAGAAACTACAGGTTAAGTCTTGTAGTTCTTTTTTATTATGCAAAGAAGGAGGAAAAACAATTATGAAACATCCAATTAAATTATATATATCTGATGAAACTAATTTCAAACATAATAAATGGGTACTTACAGAAGTTTTATCATGCTATATAACAGAAAATGTAGATGGTCAACTTCAATTAGATTTAGAATATCCTCTTTTTGATAGTAAGTGTTTAGCAAAATATCTTATAAGAGGATATATACTGAAAGCACCAATTTATGATAATAGACCAGATCAGCTTTTTAAAATTAGAAAAGCAACTAAAAATACAGAAGGAACAAAAGTTGTAGTTTATGCAGAAGCTATAGCAAGAGCAGATGCAGATAATAATTATATTCCAGGACTTGAAATACCAGCAGGAAAGATAAGAAAAGAAGCTATGAAGATAGTATTAAATAACAGAGCAGATAAGAGAAGAACTTATAGTATAGGTAATTTAGATACATCCACAAATACTAATGTTAATTTGGGATTAAATGATGATACTGGCGAAGTGATTAACTATGTAGATATAGCAGATAAATCTTTGCTTAAAGCTATATTAGAAGAATCTACAGATAAAACTAACAGTTCTATATATACAGCTTATAAAGGTGAAGTAATCTGGAATAACTTTGAAATTAACATGGTAGATGAGAGAGGAAAAGATAATAGTTTTATTATAAAGAGTGGCAAAAACTTAGAATCACTAGAAGAAGACATAGACGATACTGATGAAGATTTTGCAACAGCATTAATTATGAAAAGTTCTGATGGATTATTCCTTCCAAACCAGGAAGTTATATACTCACCTAACGCAAATAAATATGATAGATACTTCTTTAAAACTATTACATGTGATGATGTATCATTTGAGGATTTAGTCACTGAAGATAGTACAGAATCTGATATAGAAAAAGCAAAACAGATTGTTTATGAGCAATTAAGAGAAAGAGCACAGAAGTTATTTAATGAAGGAATAGATAAACCACCTACAAATTATACTATTAACTTTATTCAGCTTGCAGATTCAGAAGAATATAAGGAATTTGCAAAGCTTGAAAAATGTGAATTGGGTAATAATGTAACAGCTATTTATTCTAAAATTGGAGTAAAAAAAGAAGGCAGAGTATTAAGTATTAAATACAATGTATTGACAGATAAAATTGAAGAAGTTGAAATAGGTGATAGATTAAAACAGGATATTACAACAACAATAAACAATACTGAAAATACGGTTAAGAATAATAAGGATGAATTAAAGGAAGATATAAAAAAGACAAGTGAAAAGGAAAAAGAAGCTCGAAATAATCTTAAAGTAGTTATGGAAAAAAGAGATAGTGAGATTGAATTGTCTGTAACAAATGAAGCAGCGAAAAGACAAGCAGCTATTGAAGTATGTGAAGAAGCAATTAATCAGAGGGTTACTGAAAAAGATTTTGGAACATATAAAACTCAGACTGCAAAAGATATTTCTCAAAAAGTAGACTCTGGGGATGGGTTTACAACAGAATTAAAACAGAATGTTGATGCCTTTCAATTTTTATTCGAGGAAGCTAGCGGTAGCAAAACTGAAATAACTAGAGATGGTATTACTGTATATAAAGGTGGATTTAAGATAAAAGATTCTAATGGGAATACTATATTTTGGATAGATTCTAATGGTATTTTAAGAGCAAAATATTTATGGGCAGATGATTTGAAATTAGATGGCGATTCAGCAGAAACAGGAAGTTCATTGTGGAATGTATTATATGCTATGGATAGTATCACTTTAACAGGAGAATTAAAAGTAAGGGATAGATTTACTATAAAAGCTTCAGATTTTTATATAAATGATGGATATAATCTTACAGAATATATAGAAAAAATAGTAAATAATATGTAAAGGAGATGATTAAATGTCTATAAGAGAACTGTATACGCAAAATTTAGATATAAATTTAAAATATAATGTATATCTTCAATGTGTTCAAAATGACGATATTATATTAAACATAAATGTATATGATAAAAGTATTCAGGCGGACTTGAATAATTATACTTGCAGATTAAAAGCATTAAAAAGTGATCAAATACCACTTATTCAAAATACGAATATAAATATAAACAAAAATGTAGTTACTATAGAGGCTCATAAACAATTAACAACAACAGCTGGAGTAGTGAAAGCTGAATTACAGTTTACAGATAAAAGTACTTTAAAGAAAAAGAGTACTTTTTTTATTGAAATAAAAGTTGAAAAAAGTGCCTTAAATGTTGATGGAGCAGTAAGTACTCCTTTATGCACATTGCTAGAAGAAATAGATAATAAACTTGACCAGATAGAAAATATAGGGCAGGTTCTTGATGAAGCAAAAACTGTAAGAGATGATTTAGTTGTAAAAACTAATACTGCTAATATAGCAAAAAGTAATTTAGAAACAGCAATTACAAATGCAAATAATAAGAAAAATGAAGTTAATGCTGCTATAACTAATGCAACTAATAAAATAGCGGAAGTTAATATAAGTATTACAAATGCAAATAATTCTAAAAATGCATTAGATACTAGTAAGAATAATGCTAATACAACTAAAACTAAATTAGATGAAAGCATATCAAATGCAAATAATTTTATAGATGAACATGGAAATATAATTGATATGCTTATAGATATTGAAAATTTATTAGGTAAAGTACATTTGGATGGAGGCACATTTTTTGAAACATATGATCCATGGGAAGTAGATAGTGGTACATTTTAAAAAAATAATATGAAAGAGAGTGATAATAATGGCACAAACAATAAAATTTAAAAGAGGTACAAGCGCAAATCTTGGAAGTTTAACACTACAGGCAGGAGAACCAGCATTCTGTACTGATAATGGGAAATTGTATATAGGAAATGGAACAGATAAGGTTTTAATTAATCAAAATAATTCAAGTGCAGTTACAAGTGTAGGGGGTAAAACAGGAGCAGTAACGCTTGTTAAAGGAGATGTAGGATTAGGAAATGTAGATAATACATCCGATGCAAACAAACCTATATCTACCGCAACTCAAACTGCATTAAATGAAAAAGCTGCAAGTTCTCATACCCATAATTATGCTGGGAGTTCTAGTGCAGGAGGTGCAGCAACAACTGCGTTATCTTGTACTGGAAATTCAGCTACATCTACAAAATTAGCTACATCTAGAACAATAGCAGTAGCAGGAGCAGTAACTGGAAGTGCTTCATTTGATGGAAGTGGGAATATAAGCATAACAACAACCTTAGCAAGCGACATTGATGGGGGAACATTCTAGGACAGGAGGCGAATATAAATGGCAAATAAAATACAAATAAGAAGAGGTAAAAAAGCAAACTTACCAACATTAAGTGCTGGAGAGCCAGCATTTTGTACAGATACAAACCAGCTTTTTGTTGGTAATGGTGCTAGCAATATTGAATATGCAAAGCAGAGTGATGTATCTGCTATTAATACAAAAGTAACTAACAATACTGCGCAATTGAATGATATTACGAATAGTGGTTATTTTGATATTTCAAAAGATGCTAAAGGAGCAGATTACAAAACAATTAAATCTAATGGGTTTTATAGAAATGTAACAGGAACACCAACAGTAGGAACAAGTGGTGTATTGCAAGTTATGGCTAATACTGATAAATGGAGCGTAGTCTATAGATGGAGTACTATAAGTAATGCAGTTATTACAGAATATATATCATGTAAAGATGGAGACAATTATTCGCAGTGGAAACAAATAAGTAATAATCAAAATAAGGAAATTGAATTACCATTAAATAGTCCTTATTTAGAATATGCTGGGGTTAGTGCTGGATATTCTAATAAAATAATAAGAAAAGATAATGGAACTATAATAATATCATTCTGTGTAAAAAAAGCTGATGGGAGTAGAATATCTGCTAACGAATTAATGGCTATAGCAAATATTCCAGTTGGTTATAGGATAAAAGCATGTTTTGGTTCAGCTTCTATATGGGGAGGTTTCAAACAAAGTTTGACTTACATTGACGGTAGTTATACGTTAACATGCAGAGCAGTTGAGGAGGGTGAGGCTATAGTTGGAAATATAATAGGGGAGGCGATTTAAAATGTTTGGAATAGTTATAGATAGTAATGGATTTAAAATCGAGTTTATTAGCTTGAATAAAAACAATGAACCTGAGAAATATGATTTAAGAGATGGTGAAAAAATAGTTACAACTGACTGGAATATAGCTAACACTATGCTTAAACCAAAATGGGAAAGTACTACTTTATCATGGATAGAAACAGCAACAGAAGAAGAAATAAAAAAGGCATGGGAAGAAAAAAATAAACCTTTGCCAGAAGATCAGACAGATTTATTAAAAATGGAGCTGGCTGAAAATACAAAAGATTTAGCTAAAAAAGATTTAGAGATAGAACAACTACAAAAGGATATTGCAGATA